CCGACGAGACGCCTGCGCCTGAGGCTCAGTCGGCCGTGGCGCCCAAGCCGGAGGATCCGCGTATCGCTGACCTGCAGGCCAAGCTCGCTGCCGCGACCGCGCGGGCTTCCGCTGTCGTTGCGCTCGCCAACGCAGGCCTGCCCGTCGCTCTCGCCGACCTCGTTGCCGCCGGAGACCCCGACGACATCGAATCCAATGTGGAGGCGCTCGCGCAGGCCATCGATGATGCGGCCGCCCAGAAGAACGCCCCCGCCCAGCCGTCTCTTCCGCCCGACGCGGATGAGCCCGAAGAGGACATGCAGGCTCGCGCCCGCAGGATCTTCGCCTGACCGAACGAACACTTGAAGGAGAAACCAAATGGCGAACTTCGCAACGACCGGCAGGAAGGTCGTCCTCTCGGACATCGCCTCCCTCCACTACCTGTCCAGCATCGCTCTGACCGTCAACCGTGACGCGGAGGCCGGCTACGAGCGCGGCTACGGCTCGACCGTCGATGTCGCTATGCCTGTCGAGGCTGCTTCCGGCACGCGCAGCAGCGCCCAGCGTGCGGCCCGCACCGCGATCACGTTCGGCGACCTGACCCGCAACTACGTCCCCGTCAAGCTCGAGGATGAGCTCTACTCCGCGGTCCGCCTGCCTTCCGAGTGGCTGACCTGGACGCTCGCCGACTTCGAGCGTGAGGTAGTCAAGCCCCAGGCTGAGGCCGTCGCTTCCCTTATCCCCGCGAAGCTCGGCGCCGTCATGGCGACCGTTCAAGCTTCCCAGGCCTCCGACCCGTCTGCCGCCGGCGTCGCCTACACCGACGCGAAGGCCCTGAAGTTCAAGAGCGACGGCTCCAACCTCCTCGAGGTTGTTGCCCGCGCCAACCGGATCCTCAACAAGGGGCATGTTCCGTTCATCAACCGGACCCTTGCTGTCGGCCCTGGTGTCGCCGAGGTGTTCCGCAAGAACAAGGACCTTCTGAACGTGTCCTTCTCCGCTGACAATGGCGGTCTGCTGCATGACGCTACTATCGCGAAGGTCGGCGGCTTCACTGTTGTTGAGGAGCCTGCGCTCCCCGAGGCGTTCTCTGTGTTCTATGAGAAGAACGCTTTCGCCCTGGCTGTCCGCGCCGCCGATGTCCCGGCTGGTGCTACGTTCGGCGACAGTGTCGCTCAGGATGGTTTCGCTCTGCGTCACATCTGCGACTACGACCCGACGTACGCCGAGGACCGTTCCGTCGTGGACGCTTACTTCGGTGCCGCTGTCCTTGACGCCCGTCGCGCTACCGCGGCCGGCCTGGCCTGACCGGACCGCGTGATGGCTGCTACCCCGCTCGCTTCTGTTGAGGATCTCGCCGGCTGGCTCGGCGAGCCTATAGCTGGCGACGCCGACAAAAAGCGGGCGGGGTGGCTGCTGCGCCGCGCCTCCTCTCTTGTGAACGAGGAGGCCGACCGGGTCCGTAATCCGTGGACGGTTGAGACCGTTCCGCCCGGTGTTCAGGAAATCGTGCTGTCGTGTGCCGCTCGCGCATACGACAACCCTGAAGGCTGGACGGGTGAACGTCTCGACGATTGGATGGGAACCGGTAAGAAAGTCGACGAGGCCGGCCTGTTCCTGACGGCGACTGAGCGTCGCGCTCTGCTCGCGTATGCCCCTTCGGGGCCGTCCGGGGTTGGTATTCTCCGCACTACGCGTGAAGTGTGGCCCCCCGCGTCCCTGAACTCGGCGCCGTACACGTTCGACGAGTGGGCGCAACCATGAGCGCCCTCAGGACCCGCCGGCGCCGGGCGGACTGGCTGATGATGGACAGCTGCGTCATTGACCGGCCGACCGGTTCCATGAACTGGAACCCCGACACGAAACGCGACGAGCCTACGGTTGAGCGCGTATACGAGGGGAAGTGCCGGCTGAAGCAGACCACCATGTACGGGGCGTCGCAGACTGTCGGCGGCCACACGTACACGGTGCAGCAGACTGAGCTGCATATCCCGTACGGCTCCTACGACGCCCGCGTGGACGATGTTGCCACGGTGACCGGCTACCGGTACGGTTTCCGCGTGCGCGGGCTGATTAACCTGACGCACGCGACCGCGCAACGGCTCCTCGTGGACGCGGTGACAGCATGAGCGGCAGTCAGGTCGACGCGTCGCAGCTGGCGGCGCTGGCGTCCGACTTCCTGTCTGCCGGCGAAGCCACTGAAGCGGTGAAAGTGTCCGTTCGGAACGCTTTGGACGCTGCGAAGGAGCGCGCCCGCAGGGACTACGCGGCATTTCCGGACAAAGGGATCGCGAAGGTCGGCCAGGAGTTCTCCTACGACACAAAGGGGAGTGGCGCCGTGGTAGAGGCCCAGTTTGGGCCGTCGAAGCCACGTGGCGCCCTCGCTAACATCGCGATCTGGGGGACTTCCCGCGGTGGCGGCGGCCTGCCACACCCGGCCGATTACATGGACGACTCTGTCGTCAATGAGATCGGGGACACCATGAACGAAATCGTGAGGAAACTGTCGTGATCAAGCTGTCCCCGTTCGTGAAAGCCGTGGAGCGGGCCCTGCGGGAACGCTGCAAATACTCCGTGTACCTCGGCGAGGTCACGATCGATAACCCGCCGATGCCGTACGCCTTGGTCGGCTTCCCGAAAGCGAATCTGGGGGATGCGCCCACCCTGGGCAACGTCGTATCCGAGATCAGTTTCCTGCAGCCCGTTACGACGGTCGCCTCCACGGCGGACCGGCTCCTTGTGGTTCTGGACGATGTGCGCGCCGCCCTGGAAGGGTACGAACTGCAGGTCGGGCGGCAGCACTGTGAGCCTCTCACCCTGGAGTACTGCTCCGCTATGCTCCGCGATAACCAGGTGACCCTCCCTGAGAAGAAGCACCCCATGTACGCGGTCGACATGTGGCGGATCCGGGCGGTCAACCGGTTCCACTGAGATACACTGACATCATCTACTGGTACGCCGTCACCGCGGCGGCGGCATGGATAGGAGAGCAAATGGCTACCAGCATCCGTACGCTCGGTGATGGGCGCATCACCCTCGTGGCCCTGGCTGACGACAAGCGGGCCGCTGACCCGAAGAACCCGACCGCCGCCGAGCTGAACGCCGGCCTGCACCTGGAGATGCAGGTCATGAAATCGGACTATAAGCTCGGCTCGAAGGGCAGCACCAGTGTCGAGGAGCCTGTCCTCGGCGCCGCTGGCAAGGGAACCGTCCCGGGGCCTGCCGAGTATGAGGGCAACGTTTCGGTCTACCAATACTTCGACGATGACGGCAACTATGTCACCTCTGACGACTCGCGGGCCTGGGATCTGCTGAAGCGCACCGGCCTTGAGTATGACCTGTATGAGCGTGAGGGTAAGAAGCCCGAGGCCCCGTTCTCTGACGGCGACCACGTCGACTGGTACCGTGTCGCCAACGGTCAGCCGCAGAAGCCTGACGACAGGACGTCGTACACGAAGCGCACCGTGACGCTGTTCATCAGCGACGCCCGCGAGAACGAGATCATTCTTGGTGGCGGTGTCGCCTTGGCGGCTCCGACGATCACTTCGATCGACCCTGCCGGTAAGAAGGCCGGCGACACGGTCGCTATCTCTGGTACGAACTTCGTTGGTGTTACCGGCGTGACCTGCACGGTCGCCGGTAGGACCGCCTCGGTTGCTTCGTACCGGGTCGTGTCACCCACGATGATCACCGCGGTGCTGCCCGCTGGCGTCCAGACTGGTAACTTTATCGTCACCAACAGTAAGGGCGCCTCCGCTGGGAAGTCCTACACCGTGGGCGCCTGATAGGCTTCCCCTTGTGGGGCCCGGCCGGGAGTGTTGGCGGTCTCTCCCGGTCGGGCCCCCTCCATTTCCGCCGCACCGCTTGACCGCCACCGGAAGGGGCAGCCATGACTGACACGTCGCAGATCACTGAGGTGACCGCCGAAGATCGCACTGGCGACGCAGCTAAGCCTGAGAATTTCGACTTCGCTCAGTGGATGGCCGGGTTTCAGCCGACCCGAAAGGCCTGCACGTTGTACGGGCGCACGGATCTGCTCGCCGTGATTGACCGCCTCGATGAGGAGGCTCGCCTGCCCGGGCTGACTGACGAGCAGAAGAAGAAGATCCTCACTGAGGCGCAGAAGACGCTCGAAACCTTGAAGGCGTCGGGCGTTGAGTTCGTCGTGCAGACCATGTCCGTGTACGCGCAGAAGGAACTCATGGAGCGCCTCGGCCATAAAACGAAGGACGACCCGGTCACCCATGAGATGGAGTGCGCCTTCCTTGCTGCCCACATCGTGGAGCCGACCGGTGTGACAGGAGAAGACATCGCTGGCCTGTACCAGGCGTCCCCGCAGCAAGTGGAGAAGCTGTCCCGTGTCGTGCGGATGGTCGACACGGAAAGCCCCACCATCACAGCCCCTTTCTCGTCGGAGTCCTGAGCGCCCCGACAGGACAGTGGCTGCGGGCGCGCGTGAAGCACGCCCTGCAATGGGGGCGGCCTCCCACTGGCATTCTCCGTGAGTCGTCAGATTGGGTGCCGCAGGACTATGTCCTCGCCGAGGCGTTCTCTATGTTCGAGGATTCACTGTGTCCGTGCGGGTGCGGCTACCCGCGCGACGTCGCGTGGGACGAAATGATGGACGGGTGGTTCGAGGTCCGTCAGGAGGTGTGCTACGCGAAAGCAGCGCGAGAGCAGTGGGAAGCCGAGCATGCGGAACGGAATCGTGACGGCGAGCTGATTGACCCGCCGAAGAGAGGGGCGCTCGTCTATGTCGCGGACACGCGCGATGAGGGGTAGGTAAACTGGGGACCGGTTAACGTCGGAAGGGGCCGTGGTGGCGGATCGTACAGTCGTAGTGAAGTTGACGGCGGACGCGTCTGGCGTTAAGGCCGGCATGTCTGAGGCGTCTGCGGCGACAAAGAGCGCCGCCGATGCGATGCAGGGGGCGGGCCAGGCTGCGCAGGGCGCCGGCGACCAGATGGGGAATGCCTCCGACAAGGGCAAAACCGGCCTTGCTGGGCTGGCTGATTCGGCTCGCCAGAACGGAGCTGCGTGGACGACGCTCGGCACGACCGTTGCTGGCGCCGGGGCTGGTTTGCTCGGGCTGGCGGGGATGGCGGGCACGATGGCCGCGAACTTCGATGCGTCCATGTCGTCCGTGCAGGCAGCTACTCACTCTTCCTCTGAGGAGATGTCACAGCTGCGAGAGGCGGCTATCCAGGCTGGCGCTGACACGGCTTTCTCTGCGACTGAGGCCGCTTCTGGTATCGAGGAGCTAGCCAAGGCCGGTGTTTCCACGAAGGACATCCTCGCGGGCGGGCTGAGCGGGGCGTTGGACCTGGCTGCTGCCGGCGAGATCAGCGTGTCTGAGGCTGCGGAGACCGCGGCTACCGCTATGGTTCAGTTCGGCTTGTCCGGCGATAAGGTCACCCATGTCGCTGACTTGTTGGCCGCTGGTGCTGGCAAGGCGCAGGGTGGCGTGCATGACATGGCGTACGCCCTGAAGCAGTCCGGCCTTGTGGCCTCTCAGGCTGGCCTGAGTATCGAGGAAACGACGGGGTCTATCGCTGCGTTCGCCTCGGCTGGCCTGATCGGCCAGGATGCCGGCACCAGTTTCAAAACAATGCTTCAGCGTTTGGAGAACCCTTCTAAGGGTGCGAAGAACGCGATGGATGACCTGGGCATCCATATCTACGACGCGCAGGGGCATTTCATCGGGATTACCGCCGTTGCGGAGCAGCTGCGCAACGGCATGAAGGACCTCGGTGAAGAGGAACGCAACACGGCGATGAGCACTATCTTCGGGTCGGACGCCATCCGAGCCGCGAACGTGCTGTACAACGAAGGTGGCGAGGGGATCCAGGGGTGGATCGACAAGGTTAACGACGCCGGCTACGCCGCCGAGACTGCCCGCCTGAAACAGGACAATTTGAAGGGCGACATCGAGAAACTGGGCGGGTCATGGGAGACCGCCATGATCAAGATCGGCTCCTCCTCTCAGGCCCCCGTGCGTTCTGTTGTCCAGCACATCACCTCCCTCGTGGATAAGCTGGGGGAGCTTGGCAGCGGGACACAGTCGATGATCTTCAATTTCGCCGCGTTTGGGGGGGCTGCGCTGACGGCGGTCGGTGGGCTCATGGTGATGGCCCCGAAAATCGTTGAAATCAAGGACGCGATGAACACGCTGAACTGGACCGCGGCGGGCCTGAAGGGTAAGTTAAGCGAGGTTGCCACTGGCATGACCGGCTTCGGCCGGGCTGGCCGCATGATGATCACTGCCGCCCTGATCGAGGGCGTCAAGCATTACGGGGACGAGGTGCGTCGCACTGGCGTGTCAGTGGATGAGATGTCGTCGGCGCTCGCTCATGGCGGATCCGTCCTGAATAACTTGGATTTCGACAGGGGGAAGTACTCCCTGCAGGAGTACTCGCAGGCCCTGGCGGACATCAGTCGCCCTTCCGTGTGGTCTTCCGTGCAGCAGCACCTGGCGTCGTTCGCTGATGGGATCGCGGGGGCTTTCGGTGCGGACACTCGCTCCGACCTGCAGCGCACGAAGGATGCTCTCGAGACGACAGGCAAGGCCTTGTCTGGAATGTCGACCGATGAGGCCGTGTCGCAGTTCAAGAAACTCTCGTCTGAGATGACGAATGGCACGAACAAGTCGATGATCGACCTGATTAACTCCATGCCGGACTTCAAGGCCCACCTGAATGAAGTTGCGAAGCAGATGGGACTGACCGCGGATGACAACACGCGTCTCGCTATTGCTCTCGGCCAGATCGACCCGAACGCCCAGCAGGCCGCCGGCGGCACTAGTCAGCTGGATGCTGCGATACGCAAAGCCAAGGAGGGGACCGACCAAATCGTCCCGTCCATTGAGGAAGTCATCAAGGGGATCAAAACCTATGGTGACACGGTGATTGCGAATTCGAACGCGGACATTAAGTTCCAGGAGGCGCTGAAGAACGTAAATGACGCCGTCAAAGAGAACGGCGCCACGCTGGATATCACGACAGAGAAGGGGCGCAAGAACCAGTCCGCCCTGAATGATCTGGCTTCTGCGACGTTCGCGCAGGTGCAGGCTGCGCAGGCCGCCGGCGCGGGGCAGGATGAACTGCAGTCGAAAATGCAGACCGGACGCGAGGCGTTCATCTCCGCTGCGGAATCCATGGGCCTCACGGAAGATGAGGCGGTTGAGCTCGCCGACAAGTATGGGCTGATCCCCGACAAGATCAACACCGAGGTCACCGCCGACACGACGCAGGCGACCGAGGCTGCCGACGGGGCGACTGCCGAGATCAATGGGATGACGGGGACGATCAGCATTTCCGGTGATGCCGCCCAGGCGGACTATACGCTGACGGTCACTGCTGACTCCGTGAATGGGACGACGGGCGTCATCGACATTGACGCGGACAATGACAAAGGCCTGGCGGGCTTGCAGGAGACCGTCCAGACGATCGACAATAGCGACGGCACTGTCTCGATTCTTGGTGACGCTACCGGCGCTCGGTGGGAGAAGGATTCCATTCATACGGAGATCGACGAGACTACGGGTACCGTGACGATTTCCGGTAATGACCAGGCGTCCGGGAAGGTGCGCACGGTCAAGTACAACGTCGACCAGCTGCACGACAAAGAGATCAGCATCACTACCAGGATCAAGCAGATTTTCACGTCCGTCGGCCACTGGATCGGCGACCACATGCCGAAAGGCTCCTGGCTGCGCGCCGAGGGCGGCCCGATCACCCCGATCAAGGGGTATGCGAATGCTGGCGCCGTCCGCGGCCCTGGCGGTCCGAAAGACGACTGGATTCCGGCGTGGCTGTCCAATGGGGAGCATGTCCTGACGGCGGCCGAGGTGGCGGCGGCTGGCGGCCAGGATGCCGTGTACCGTCTGAGGAAGCTGATCCGTGACGGCGACATCAAGCGGTACATGGAGGCGACTCGCTTCGCCGATGGTGGTGCCGCTGGTGCCGTCTCGCCGTCCACTGGCGGCGCCGGCGGAGTTTCCGTGAAGACGCTCCGCCGCGCGATGGACGGCATGAACTTGGAGCTGACTATCGACGGGCAGACCACGCTGACGTCTAGAATGAGAACCGTCGCCGACCAGCGAGTGGTGACCGCCTACCGCATGAGCAGGAGATGACATGGCAGACCAGTGGATGGCCGGGTTCACGGCGGCACATACGGGACTCCTGAGTGTTGTCCCTGAGCCGTCGCCGGAGGGGTACGCCTCCTATCCCGTGTATGTCACGTCCGACAATGACCGTGTTCTGATCTGGCACCCGCAGGACCGGTCTGCGGTGTCGGATCCGCTCGCCCCGATCGGCATCCCGACCACGTACACGCAGGCTGGCCTGCCCCCGGTGACGTTCACCCGCCGCTCTACGGGGTCGGACATCATCTCTGACTGGTCGGGGCATGTGCGTGCCCGCGTTGACTTAATGCCGTCCACGTCGTACACGTACGAGGGCGGACTGTCTACGGTCACCGCTTCGACTGGCGTCGTGGATCGATGGAGTGCGGTACCTTCGCCGCGGGCGACAACGATCGAGTGTCGCACGAAAACACTGGGCGACTTCCGGGTGCTCCGCGACCTTGTGGAGATGGCCGGCTACCTGATCGTTGCCCACGACACGGAGAGGTGCCGTATCCCCGGGTGCACGATCGAGCCGATCCGCGTGGTTGCTGTGTCAAAAGCCGTCGGCGAGCAGACTGAGGCGCGCGCACGTGGCACCGTGGAGTGGCAGCTGTCTGTGACGGAACGGTCGAAACGGAAGATCTACACGGACGCGGAGCATGCTGGGTGGACGTATGGTGCCACCTACGCGAGGGCGGGCGTCAGCCTGGGGACGTTCTCTCCGTGCGTGACCTGGGGGGAATGGATGCAGTTCGAGGAGGACGTCCACGACGGCAAGGTTCAGCAGCACCTCACGTACCTGTGGGGCGGTCCCGACCACCCTGGGGACGACAAGGCGATCGGTGGGGACCGGTCTGAGAATTGGTCGCCGCATGGGAAGCCGACCCGCAGCGCTGGCGTGCGCAACGTGACGCCGTCCGCGGGGACGCGGAGTTTCCGGCAGTCGCAGCCGGGGCACCGCATCCACTTGTCTGTGTACGCTCGGCGGATCACTCAGGACAAGTACGGCCTGTCGAACGTCAGCGTGGGCTTGTGGTGCTCGGACGGGTTTGGTGACGCCTCAAAGAATCGAGCTTTCGTGTACGACGCGTCCAGTGTCACGAAGTCCCTTCCAGATGACAACGGGTGGGTCCTGATCCAGGACGACGTGGTCGTCCCGGACGGGAAGCCGTGGATTGCGCCGTACGTTCTGCTTGATGGTGCAGATGTGCCGTTGACGGAGTTCGGGGAGCTGACGATGGCGGACATGGACGCTCAAACCGCATCCACGTTGCAGACGCGCACCTACCATGACGTGTGTGTGCTGCTCGCAGGGCAGGAGGACCGGAAGTGAGGCCTGGTCCGAGCATCCCGGAAATGAGCGACGCGGGCCGCTGGTCCGCGCGGATGGACATCCGCTACGGCCCCAGGCTGTTCAAGGACATCCCGATGACGTCCTGCTCTCTGGACTGGGGGGAGCTGAAGGTGGACGGCACGTCCGCTACCGCGCCGGCCTCCCTGCGTGTGGGCGCCCCCGACGACTATGCCCCGCGGCACGAAGGGGATTTCTACTCCAACTACGGGCAGATGATGTGCCCGTCCGTGATCTGCGAGTTCGAGCATGGCGGCAAGTATGAGATTCCGTTCGGACGGTTCCGTGTCACGGAGACGTCGCAGTCGCCGGAGTCGACTCCCGTGCAGGGGAAGGACCTGCTGCTTGACCTAGAGGAGAACCCGTTGTCGTGGCCGCACTCTCCGCGCCCGGGGGGCACGCTGATCACGGAGATGAACCGCCTGAACCCGAACCAGGGCATGACGGCGATCCGTGTCCCTGACTCGCGTCGCGACTATCAGATCAGCTCCTACCTGCAGCTGCCCACGGACCTGCTCGTGTCGATGTCGATGATCGCGAAGGAAGCTGGGTGCGGGCTGCGGATGTCATACCGGGGCGAGATCGAGGCGTACCCGCTGCCGACGCCGTCCTCGGCGCCGGCGGAGACGTACTCGCAGGAGTCGCACATGGTGATCGGCGCGGCCCCTGTCCAGTCGCCGTCGGGGCGTATCCCGAACTGGTACTCCGTCGTAGCGAAGGGCGACGGAGCCCGCCAGTACACCGTCCACAAGGGGGACTCGTACGAGTCTGCCGTGAAGGACGATGAGAAGAACAAGACTGAGGTTGAGATGGCGATCGATAACCTCTATCTGAACAAGGAGCGCGTGTGGGCGGAGAACGCGACTCCTACCTACCAGAAGGATGCGGCGCGCTGGTCGTGGTCTCGGCAGTTGAACCCTCACTGGACGCGTACGGAGAACGGCTGGAAGTCCGACTATGACTTCAACTTCTACGTGAAGATGAATCAGGCGTACGGCTACTACCATCCGTCCTGGTATGGGTGGGTGTCGAAGACTACAGACTTGTCGTCGCAGAAGTCTTGGGACAAGGTAGTCGAGGAGGCCAACAGGTGGGCGAAGTTCGGCATGGACCGGGCGAAGTCGTGGCGGATCCAGCTGGTCGCCGACCCGCGCATCGAGGTCGGCGACGTGATCGCCGTGGAGTACAAGCGAGGGAAGTGGTGCGTCGTGTTTGTGACGTCCTTCTCTTTGGACTTGATGGATCCATCTCAGCCGATGACGTTGACTGGTGCGGAGCTGCGTAGTTGGTGACGGTACACTGTGGTGCATGACCGCATCTGACTTCAGTTCGGCCGGGTCTTTGTTCCTGGACATGCAGGACGCCCGGAAGAGCCATGCCGCCTCCGATTCCATCACCCGCTGGGTGAAGGGGCAAGTCGTTGACACGCCTGACACGGACCCGACACTGCCCGCGGGGTGGGTCCGCGTCGGTATGCCGTACAACGAGCCTGACACGTACGTGACTGGGGAAACGCCTGGCCTGTACACGTGGAAGGGGGCGATGGTCACTGTCAAGATGCACTCCGATGGGACGCTCCTGTCGATCAGTGATGGCCAGGACGAGCCCGGCGATGAGCGGACCCAGGTGGAGCGCCTCGGTCCGGCTGGCCGGGAGATCGCCGGCGCCATGTCTGATGCCGCGAAGGCGCAGAAAGCCGCAGAGGAGATCAAGGGGCGTGCGGATACGGCTGCAAAGGATGCTGCCGCCGCCCAGAAAGCCGCCCTGGATGCGAGGGTGGCTGCGGATGCTGCCATGCGGAAAGCAACGACAGTGGAGGGGCAGACGTCCGGTCTGGATGGCAAGATCGCTGCCGCCCAGAAGGCGGCCGATGATGCTAAGGCCGCGGTCGCTGGCGCTGACTCCAAGGCGACGGACGCGCAGAACAAGGCGCAGGCTGCCCTGGATGCGGTGAAGCAGTCCGGCGATAATGCTGCCGCCTTGGCGGCGGCTACCGAGGCGAAGCAGGCCGCGGACGCCGCCAAAACGCTGGCTCAGCAGGCGCAGGCGGCTGCCTCGCAGGCGCAGACGTCCGTCACGGATGCCGCCCAGAAGGCAGCGAAGGCGCAGACCCTCGCTGAGAAGGCTGACGCGAACGCCGCGGCCGTGAAGTCGACGGCCGAGTCGGCTGACGCTGCAGCGAAGAAGGCGGCGTCGGATGCGGCTGCAGCGCAAGCGTCCTACAAGTCGCTACAAGCGACCGTGTCTGCGAACTCTGCGGGCTTGGCGGCGGCGAAGTCGAAAGCGGACCAGGCTACGAAGGATGCGGTGGCTGCGAAAGATGCCGCCTCGAAGGCTACCGCCGACGCGCTGGGGGCCCGCCAGGCCGCGGACGCTGCCTCGAGTAAAGCGTCCACGCTGGCCGGCCAGGTGACGGTGTCGCCGTCCGCGCCGGTCTTGGCTGATGGGCAGGGGAAGCCGAAAGGCGCTGTGTGGTTCGTGCAGAACGGGCAGGGTGTCCTTACGTCCCAGTACGCGTGGGATGGGGTGAAGTGGTCGCTCATGCCCGTTGACGGCTCTGTCATTAAGGATGCGACGATCACGTCCGCGAAGATTGGTAATGCGGCGATCGGGTCCGCTCAGATTGCCGATGCGGCCATCACGGACGCGAAGATCGGCGGCCTGTCGGTCAGTAAGCTCTTGGTGACTGGCGGCGCGAAGATCCCTCGGGCTGTGATCGATCAACTTGCGTCGGATGAGGCGTTTATTGGGAAGCTGTCTGCGAACTCTGTGACGGTTGATCCGGAGAACATGCTGCGCGACCCCGGGTTTACTGGGTCTCCGTCGGGGGTGTGGACTCCGTCTGTCCCGGCTGGCGGCAGTGTTGCGTTCGTGTCGGACATTAAGGATGCGCCGGGCGGAAGGTCGACTGGGGCTCGCCTGGTCGGGGGTGCCACCTCGGAGGCCCAGTTGAATCAGCGGTTCAAGGTTCCCGCCGGGAAGGTGTGGGTTCTGCGGCTTACGTACCGCTACCTGCAGGGGTCCGCTGGCGGCCTGCAGCTGAAGGCTGGCGGTACTGCGCTCCCCGCATTCCCGTACAAGGATGCGGGATGGCACACGGAGGATGTGGATTGGTCTCCGGCTAGCTCGGTAGCGGGCGGCGTCTGCCAGGTGTGCGCAGGCAAGGGCACTAAGGCCGAGGTCGCCGCGATCGTCATGTGTCAGAAGGTCGGTGCGACCATGCTCGCCCCAGGCAGTGTGACGTCTGACGCGATCTACGCAAGCAAGGAACTGTGGGCGAAGGTCAGCGCGTTCGGGTCTGTGACCACGGAAATGCTGACCGCCGGGAAGGCGACCATCACGGGCGATGCTGTGGTCGGTAACCTGAAGGGCAATAATATCTTCGGGTCCAAAATTGTCGGGTCGTCTATGTATGCGTACTCTGAGTCTGCCGAGTCGCTCAACAAGAAAGGGCTGCCGTACAAGGCGGTCGACGCGGATGAAGGCGACTGGAACTCCCAGGCGATCCCTATGACGCGCGTGTGGGCGAATCGGTATGGCGCCAGCGACAGCGACGGGGTGTGCACGATCACGTCTGCGTCAGATACGGAGATGACCGGGAAGTACACGTCACGTCTGGACTTCACGTACAACGCCTGCTGGGAAACGTACGTGGACCTGCCCGACGGGGACGTGTTCGATGCGACCCTGGATTTCTGGTGCGCCGACGCTGGCGGGACGTCCGAAATGGAGATAGTCCTGCTGCGCGACGGAATCGAACTGTCCCGCAACCGCACCCTGGACGGCTGGCAGACGGTCAGTATCGCGAACTGGAAGAAAGGCGATGCGGGGACCCGGCGCTACTACTTGCGCATCTTCCCGTTGTACTCGCCGACGAACGTGTCGTTCAAAAACTTGAAGCTTTGGTATCGGACGGTGTACGACACCTCGTCGATCCGCCTGAAGGGCAACTCTCTGCTGTTCCGACAGTCGGCGCCGGACGACAAGGGGACCAACTCGTGGTTCCGTTTCACTAACGGGCAGATGTATGCGGCGGGCACCAACCAACTGGAGTATCAGCGTCCGCTTAAATCTCTGGTCATGCCACCGCACTTCATCGGGACAACGAACCAGCAGCGCATCCTGCAGCGAAACTATTGGGAATGGTGGCCGGGGAAGCTGCAGAATGACACCGAGTGGTTCGAGTACGACGCTCAGGACTTCCGTATCGGGAAGAACAATATCCCGCAGGCGGTGTACAGCGGCCTGTACTGGGTCACTATCCAGGTGACGGCGGCGAGCCATTACTCGTCGCTGTGGACGACGCTGCTCGTGGAGCTGAACCCTGCGGGCAACTGGGACCTGGCCGTCGGGAACTCTGTCGCCCTGGAGCCGGGCGCGAAGGGCGTGAAGGTGTCGGCTGCGGGGCTCATGCAGTTGCGTACGAACGTCCGCTTGTACTGGCATTTCGCGATCCGCACCCCCGACATGGGGTCCGAGAACGGCTGGCTTGAGCTCAACAACATGCGCCTGTCGGCGATGTACATTTCAAACTGAAAGGACCAGAGGATGGCTGACACTAGATGGGATGGGGCGGTTGTTCCGACCGCGTACTCGGATCTGCTCGGCGCGTGGGGGCGGTTCAGTGACTCCGTGGGGACGTTCATCCGTGTCGCGTCGATGCAGGAGGCGCGGGCTCGTCTTGCGCAGGCGCCTGCCGGCGTGGTGACGTCCGCGTCGCCGGCGATGTTCCTGATCGGCGGGGTCCTGTACTCGGCGAACGGCTCTAAGACCGGCGCCGACTACAACATCGTGCCCGTGTCCGGATACTCGGGTGTGCTTGTCGACCATTGGGACAGGTCAGACGGCCGCGGACGCCCCACGTCGGACCATGTGACGCGCCGGTGGGGGCAGTCCACGTTCCAGCTGCCCGTTCGCAGCCTCCTCGAGTTCAGCCTGGACGTGTGCGTGTCGATCGTGCACTCCGACTTCAACTCGGAGGATGAGAAGAACAAGGCTAGCGGGTCCTACTACTTCGGCTTCCTGCTGGACAACGTCAACCAGTGGCAGACCGAGCTGCAGTACAACAGGACTTTCATGACGCATCATCTCTCCTGGAAGCTGGAGGCCGATGCGGGCACGCACACGGCCGCGTACACGACGACCGGTTCGTACGGCACTGACCCGTACTGGCATTTCGATGGCGGCGTCTACCCTGGCACGCGGTTCCGCGTGTTCTCGCTCGGTGCCACAGACTGACGCCCGCCCTGTTACCTGCCCCCTCCTGTGAAACAATCAGGGGGGGGTCAGGTTTCATCGCTACCTGGAGGGGTCATGGCCACACTGGAGCCGTCAGAGAGTCGTCGCGCGCGCACTGAGGCGCTGCGCGGCAGCGTGCAGATTTCCGCGTACGGGGCGCCCGATGGTGCCAGGTGGGCGCAGCAGGCTGCTGCGCTCGGCGGCACGCACATGCGGCTGACGAATATCTTCGAGGAGTCGACCGCCCGGGCGGCCGCCAACGCCGGCGACAAACTCGGCGAAATGGACAGCAAGGTGCGCGCCGCCGCCGATGGCGGCTTCCGCATCATCATTGATTTCTCCTACTACCGGAACCTCCTCATCAAGGAGAGGACGAACCCTTACTTCCTGGAGTGGCCGGCCTGGCTGGCGCCGATGGCGCAGATCCTCGGCCGTCAGTTCCCGGGCGCCGACTACGACTACGCGCACGCCCCCGAGGTGGCTGCCGTGGCCTTGTCGGGGGAGCCTGACATCCTGTGGGGCGATAACGACCCGGTCCAGCAGGCGAAGTCGGCCGACCAGTACCTGTGGGCGCTCCGGCAGCAGGCGATCGCGGTCCGGAAGTTGGACTACGACGGCCCGGTCACCGCCGGCGGGTTCAACCATTTGAACTCTGACGGGCCTGACCGGGGTGCGTATGGCGACGCAGTGGACCGGCTCGCTGGCGTGCCGTGGGTGGACGCGCTGACGTTCCACGGGTACGACGAGCCGGCGAAGCTGAAGCCTGGCATTTCCAGGTTCGTGGATGTAGCCCAGTCTAGGGGGAAGCTTGCGCTCATGGAGGAGTGCGGCTTCAACTCGGACCGCACGACGGACGCTGCCAGGGCGGCGCAGTTCCGGGCGCTGGTGCCGTGTGTTGCCGCGTCCGGCCTGTCGGGTCTGGGCCTGTGGAACGTCGGGGACTACAACGGGTATGACGTGCGCGCCTCCCACCCTGAGGCGATGAAGGCGTGGAACGAGATCGTTGCTGCGCTGCCTGTGTTGGGGCGTGCGGGCGTGTCCGCGCCGGCAGCCGGCGGGGCGGCGCCGGCCCCGGCGCCGACCCAGTGGGCGACGTTCTCGGGTGACGCCACTCCCGGTGACGTGTTCATCGCCGCCCTGGAGGGGAACGCTCTTTGTGTGGGCCCCCGGTCGGAGTGGGGGACGGTGACGATCCCCGCGGTAGGGCAGAAGCGGCTGGCCACGATCCCAGCGGCAGTGCTCGGCGACCGGAAACCCCAGCGCGTCTGCTACCCGCTGCTGAAGACTGACGGCACGTCGGATGGGTCCACGGTCGAGGTGTGGCCGAACAAGACTGTTGTTACGAACGTTGCGGCGAATGGTGGTGGGAAGCGTATCTGCCCGATGATGTATGCGCCTCTCGCGTGAGTGCCGCCGCACCTCCTTGGTGGGACACTTGGGTCATGCATGAGATTTCCTTTCCTCCGCTCCCGGCGGAGCTGATCGGCGCCGCCCTGGCTGGTGCCGCCTCGTGGGTGGGGTGGTTGTTTGCGCGGGCGGACCGGACGGCGGATCGGCGCGTTGAGGCGTTGGAAGCGGTCACGAAGGCATTGAGCCGCAGGGTGCAGCTCTTGGAGGAGGGGCGTGAAAAAGCGGAGGCGGCGCGCGACCTCGCTGAGGAGGAGGCGCACCGTCTCCGTATTCGCGCGTTCCGGCTGGAGGAGTACGCGGCGGCTTTGCTGAGGTGGGGTGTTGGTTTGGTGGCGATGATGGCGCCGTCAGAAAGGCCGCCTAAGCCGCCGTCACCGCCAACCGACCTCGATGATGTGGGCGATCTGGGTGGCTGCGGCATGCCGGCTGGTTCCTTTCCAGCGGACGCCACCTCCGGTCACGTACCAGGTGATGCCTCGACGTGTGAGGGTTGCTCGGGTTCCTGACGGGCGCCGGCCTCGACGGATGATGGCTTCGCGAGGGCCGGTCGCTACCTTCAGCTCGGTGCGGTCGAGGCCGCATGCGTCGATGATGGTGAGGGCTTCGCTGATAACTCCGGCGGGGGTCATTCAGTTCACCCCCAGCCGCTGCCAGAGGCCCCAGATGGTGAGGGCGGAGCCGAGGGTGATGAGGCCGGTGGCGAGCCCGGCGATGGCGTAGGCGATGCCGGCGAAGATGAGCTGGCCGGCCCGGTTGAGCTTACGGTCGACGCTGGCGGGGGAGGCTGCGTGGCGCATCTTGGTTCCTTTCAGGCGGTGCGGGCGATGATGATGGAGCCGGCGGGGGCGGTGGCGTAGGACCCTTTCTGGGCGCCTGCGCTGCCGCCTCGGAGGGTGAGGGTCCGGTAGGCGGGCCGGCCGGGGGTCGGGTTGTTGGCTTCGACCCTCCAGGTGGCGCCTTCGCGGATGATGAGGGTGCCGGCGGAGACGTCCTCGATGGGGGTGGGCTTGGTTGGCTGGCGGGGGTACATCACTTCGTTTTTCCTTTCTGGGGTCGCGGGGGCGTTTCTGGCGGCCTGTCAGTGGGGGTCCTGGGTGTTGGCCTGGACCGCCTCCTTGAGGGCGCTGTAGAGGCTCTCAGTGGTGTCTGCGGGGCCGAAGGGGATGCGGGCCGGCTGGGCGCCGCGGGGGCGGATGGTCACCTGTCCGTCCTCGACGATGACCTTGGTGCCGGCGGCCAGTTCCTGGTCGGCGATGACGTTCCAGGCGGCGATCCGGGCGAGGGTGGACGACTTCATTGGTGGTTCCTTTCAGGGGGGGGCGGGGCTGAGGTGCCCCGCCCCCGTTCGGGTCGGTCAGAGGGCGTTGAGGGCGTCCGCGTCGAGACGGCCCATGACGGTCAGCCAGTCGCAGAGATCATCGTGCAGGTCGCCGCTGGGGGAGCCGTCGTAGGGGAGGCCCCACTGGTCGACGTCCTGGAAGACCTGCTGGTCGCCGATGGTGAGGGTCCACCGGGTGAGGGCGTTGCCGGCCGCGTCGGCGCGGGGGGAGGCGTCCATGCTGGCGGCCTGCAGGGGGGAGGTGGTGTTGGTGGTCATGTCCGTTTCCTTTCTGTTGGGCGACTAGTCGGACGTGAGCAATGCTTCTACCGTGGGGGGAGAGTGTCAACCCCGCGCACCCGTGGGGTTGGTCACGCGGGAGGTGTCGGGCTGGGATTGCAGCGAAAGGTCCGGCCCTCTCGGATGCCGGGATGGCCGAGAGGGCCGGACCGCGAGACGCCGCGGGGTCGCACATCGGGAATGTGCCGGCCTGCCGGGCGATTAACGGCACGTAGCCGTGATGGAAGTCAGGACCAGAGGTGCCAGCCGGACGAGGTTCCCTCCCTCAGTTCGAACGTCAGCAGGGCCGGAGTGGATGACTCCCCGCTGGCGTTCTGGAACCAGGAGCTGCCGGGGTCGACGGTTGGGGCACAGATGATCTGCCGGCTGTCTCCGACCGTCTGCACGGAGAAGGAGTGCCAGTGGCCATGCAGGAGCACGCGGGCGTCTTGCATGCCTGCCACGCAGCCGAACGCCTGCCCGCGGAACCAGTCGGCGACGCGGTTCTTGCTGCCGGCCGCGTGGCCGTGGGTGACGCCCATGACTGTGCCGTCCTGCGTGCGCACGGTCAGCGACTCAAGTCGCGGCGAAGGGGCTGCGAAGCTCACCCCCCCATAGCTGGGCCGCCCCTCAACGGCCATCTGGATGTTCGACTGAATCAGGAGCCCATAGTCGTCCGCGGCGATGTTCGCCCGGTTGGACCGCCCGATCCCCGCGCGGACCTGGCAGTGGTTGGACGGCACTGCCACGTAGGTGACTGACGGGCAGGCTGCGGCGAGCTGCCGGACACAGTCGGCGAGGACCGCCTGGGCGGTGCGGATCTGCTCGACGAGGCCCATGTCGCAGGTCTGCGCCTGGCTGACCGTGTTTGTGAAGTTCTCTGTGCTGTCGCCGCAGTCCACCATGATGACTTCGTCGTAGGAGGCGGCGTCGAGGGCGATCCGGGCGATCGTGGACCGGACCGCTTCGACTGTCTCCTTGGTTCCTCCGCGGACGTCTGTCTTGCCGATCTGCATGTCGGAGATAACGACTACGTACGCGCCTTTCCGGGGCCGGTCGGCGGCCGGCGTCGGTTTCTCGGTGAACAGGGGGGCGATGTCGTCGTAGGCCAGACGCTTCACTTCTGCCCGCTCGGCCGCGCCCGGCTTCCAGGTGATCTTCTCATAGGAGCCGTCGGCCAGGCGGACGGTCTTGCCGCGGGCGGTGATCGCTTCGGTGGGGATCCCGAAGTACGCGTCAGTGCCCTGCTGGCGCTGCTCGGAGCGGCGCTTCAGAGCTTTCCTGTGACGGCGGACGGCCGCTTCGCTGGTCCCGTGCTCATCGGCGATTGCCTGGTTGGTGCGCCGCTGATGCTGGGGGAGGGAGTCGTTCGCGATGATGGCTTCGTCGAGGGGCGACATGTTCATTCTCCTGCCTTGTAGTTGTTGACCCACTGGCGAAGGCGGAACATGTTGAACCCGGCCCACGAGTCATAGACGCGGCCGCTGTTCCTGTCGGCGACATAGCAGACGGGCGCGGCGGTGTAGTTGTGTTCGTTGGCGAGCTCCTGTGCGGTCTTGTCGTCCTTGAAGCGCGTCTCCATGTAGGGCGTGTTGTTCTTGGTGAGGTACCGCTTGGAGGAGCGGCACTGCTGGCAGCCAGGCTGGTCGGCGATGTAGATCTCGTATGAAGCCATGTTTTGTTTCTCTTTGCTTATGAGGTGTGGGGTTGAGTGGCAGGGGCCAGCGCCGGCCGGCCCCCGCCGTTGGGTGTGTCAGAAGGGGCAGTCGCCGAAGTCGGCCTGCCCGGTCAGCGGGTCGGCCGCGGCCTGGCCGAGCTGGCCGGGCTGGTACTGGTCTCGTCGCGTGTCGCCGTACCGGTCGGCCTTGCGGATGTACCCGCAGAGACGGCAGTTGCGCAGGTCGTGGTCGATGCCGGCCTTCTCTCCGGCGTGCCACTCCCGGAGGGTCATTGTGCCGGTGACGGTAACCCGGTCGCCTTTCTTGAGGACGTCTGCGAGGTAGGTGTTCTCCTCTCCGAACAGGGCGGCGGACACGTACAGCGGGGCGCCGTCGTCGTTCCAGCTTCCTGTGGACTTGTCTTTCGCTCTGCGTGTGGCGCCGATGCGGAGAGAGGTGATGGGGTTGCCGGACTGTGCGTAGTGGACCTCGGGGTCCTTGACGAGGGTTCCGGTAGTGACGGTCTCAACGGCCATGGTGGTGCTCCTTTTCAGTTGATGAGGGCGGCTTTGACGCAGACGTCCTGACGGCGCGCGTAGTCGTACGCCTGGAAGCCGTCTACGGCGCCGGCGGGCATGACGGACACGACTGCGGGTCGGCCGACTGACTCGACCGCTCCGTGGTCCGCGCGGTCGATGACGACGGGGATATCTCCGTGCTTCTTAACGATGTCGGTGAGGTAGGCGATGAGCTCCTCGGCGGTGACTACCTGGGCGGTCATTCCGTGATGTCCTTCCTGTTGGCGTGGTTCAGGATAGTGATGAGGTCTGTGACTGTCATGGTCACCCATTGGTCTCCAGCCTTGGCGTTGCCGTGGCGTTTGTGGATGACGATGCCGGTAAGGCCTCCGATGTTCGATGCTTCAGTATGCGCTTCTCTTACCCATTGAGGCAAGCTCATTTTGGTTACGTTCTTGCATTCAACGGCTATCCGCCTGCCGCGGCAGGCGACCCCGTACAGGTCGCCTGAGTCGGCGGCGCCAGTCTTGACCTGCCTGTCGACGTGGCAGTCTTCTAGGCGGTCGTCGAGGTGGTCGGCGATGAGTCGTTCGAACCGGCTGCCGGCAGCTTTAGCGGATCTCAGGTTGCGTCCCATGCTTCGCACAGCTCCCTCTCGACTCGGTCATAGATGGCGTCCAGCTGGTCTTGTAGGTAATTGCGCATCTCTGTGGTGTCTTCCTGTCTGGAGGTGAGGTAGGCGACGGCGGCGGCGAAGTGTGTCTGCAGGGAGTCGAGGCCGGCCTGCCAGGAGTCGCGGGCTGCGATGTTATCGACGTGCCTGCGCGCGTACCAGCGCGCTTTTGCCATGTCCTCGCCGTACGTGCTGCCGTCCTTGATGCCGGCGCGGAGGGCGTACTTCAGGATGTTGCCGATCAGGAACTTCTCTCTTTCGGTGAGGTTGATGACCTCGACGGGCCACCGCGTGTAGTGGTCGGGGTGATTCACGGTGTCGCTCATGAGATCACCGCCGCAGCCTCACCGGTGGGGTCAATGTGAAACAGGTCCCAATCGGTGGGTATCGGCTCTCGCCTGGCGTGCATGACGATCGGGGTGGTGGCCTGCTCGTAGTCGGCGTCCGCCAAGGTGGGGATGACGACTGGTGTGTCATTGCCGTAGCGGGAGGCGATCTCCTGCAGCTCACACATGAGGCCGCCGACGGTGAGGTGGGTGCGGTCGTTCATCTTCTTTTCCTTGCTGTTCATGAGATCACCGCCATGGGGGTGCCGTTGCGATCCGCCTGATGCTGGTCCCAGCCGCCGCGATGCCCGGTCTTGATCGTGTTGATGATGGCTAGGGCGTCCGCCCGCTCGTAGCCGACCCCTCCGTCGGAGATGACGGCGACTGGAGTGTCGGCGCCGTACCGGAAAGCCGCGTCCTGCAGCTGCTCTACGAGCCGCCCGATGGTGAGTTGATTGGTATTCCGGTCGGTGCCGTAGTCGCGGGCCACGGCCCCGGCGCCGGTGGACCCGAATCCGCCTGCGCCGCGGTCGGTGTCGTCTTCTATGACGCCGACCTCCATGTCTACAGGGGGCAGCGGCAGGATGATCAGCTGGCAGAGTCGCTCCCCGACGGCGACAAGGACCGGCTCAGTGAGCGTGGTGACGAGGAGCTTGATGTTGCCGCGGTACCCCGAGTCGATGATGCCGACACCGTGCGGGATGGTCAGTCCTTTCTTGCCGGCGGAGGATCGGAGGGTCAGCTGCCCGTAGTAGCCGTCCGGGATGGCGGCTCGGACGCCGAGGTCGATCGTGCACACGGCGCCCGGGCGGACGAGGCAGCCCTGCCCTTCGGGGACGTGCAGGTCGAGGCCTGCGTCCGTGCTGTGGGCCCGCGTGGGGTCTGGCACGTTCGCTGTCTTCTGGATGGTGACCTTCATGTTTGTGGTTCCTTTCAGTGCTTGGCCCAGGGGGAGTGGTCTCGTCCTCTTGTGAGGCCGTGCGGTTCGGAGTGGTAGGAGTCGATTTCGCTTTCCTCCCAGGCGAGAGGGGAGTGGCCGCCGGCGATGACGGCGGTTTTGTGGGCGGCTACGGACTTTCTGTTGGGGGGGATCGGCTGGCATTGGAGTCGCTGCCACGCGCAGGCCAGGCGGAGCCTCGCCTCAGGGTCGACGTATTCACCTGCGCGTCCTTTCGCAACTGCGCGGGGTGAGACTCCCGCCGCTTGGGCGATGCGGTGTTCGTCGTAGCCGATCCACATGAGTGCCAGGATGCGCCGCTGCAGCCCGATCGGGGTGACAAGGGCGATTGGGATTGCTGTCACCGGTCAGCCTCCGGGTTCTTGCCGGCCTGCCAGGTCATGAGCACAGCCTCCAGGGAGTCTGGGTCGTCCATGCTGGCGCCCCCTTCCTGGGCTCGTTTCCATACGTCGCCCGGGCTGCCGCCGGTTTCTTTGCAGTAGTCCATGAGCATGGTGCGGGTCATGTTGCGGCGGGCTTCCTGTTCGGAGCCAGGCTCCGGGGTCGGCGCGGGGACCGAGGTGGGGGCGTCGGGGGTTATCCCCGCTTCGCGTTTCCGTTCGGTGGGCGGCGGCACGTCCTTGGGGCCGGGGGCGTTCTCGGCGATTCTGCGGGCTTTTTCCTGGGCGCCTCCCCTGCTGGTTGACGGGGCTTCCGCGGGGCGTTCCTGCGGGCTCCGGGGTTCGCTGGTGAGTTCTTCTGCGGTGTACACGTCCCCGGCGAGGGCGTCTGATGCGCCCTGACGGCACACTTCGGTGATGGCGCGAGCCCGGAGCATCTGCCGCGGATACTGCGTCCACGGGCCGCGGTTGCCCCACAGTCCCGCCTCGCGGGCCTTTCTCTCGTCCCAGGTGACGGTGAACTCGTAGTCGGGGTCGTCGGCGCGGACGATGCTGGCGGTGACACTGTTGCCGTCCTCGTGGACGCGGAGCTTATGGCCAGCCCTGCGGACGATTGCCCCCATGAGGTCCGCTGACATGGTCATCTTGCCGCGGGCTACGACCATGGACTGCATGACCTGGGTGTAGGGGACGCCGAGGGCGTCGCCGATGTCCATGGCCCAGATGATGTCGGCCGGCTTGCCTCGGTACTCGGCGGGGATGAGGGATGACTGAGAGACAATCTTTGCGTGTTCGATGCGGCCCATTAGAGGGTTCCTTTCATTACTGTCCCGAGGAGGGCGGCGGCTACGTCGGCGGGGTGTGAGTCGCACTGGTAGGGGACGTCGGCGCGGGAGCGTCCCGCGTGGATGGTGACCCCGGCTTCGCCGATGCGGGCGGAGAGCAGATCTTGCTGGTCGGTGAAGATGAATAGGCGGGCTGGGTCCGCGTCCACGAGAGGTTCGTCGATGATGAACTGCGGTCCGGGGTGGTGGCGGAGGCAGCATTCAGCGATGATCCTGGCCATGGGGGCCCTGTCTCGTCTGGGGGCGAATCGGCCGATCATGACCATCCCTCGCGTGCGTCGTTGAGGGCTCGGCGGACGGCGTTGTTGATGGCGTCCTGGCTTGCGTTGGGGTCGCAGGCGTATCTGCTGCCGTTGGCTTCGAGGGTGTACAGGCCGTCATCGTCGACTGAGGCGATCACGCTGCCTCTCTCGGTGCGGGCCTCAATGTAGGGGGTGCCGTGGCTGGTGCGGCGGAAGGCCGCGTATTCCGCGGCGGCGAGGTGGTTGCGGATGGCGGTCAGGAGAGGGAGAAGAAGGCGGGACTGTGTGAGCGGCGACATTGGTGGTTCCTTTCAGCTGTGGCGGATGTTGATTGTTTGGGTCCTCCCGGTGGAGGGGTCTGTGTGATGGGCGCGTTTCCAGTCGGCGGATTCGATTCGGTCGATCCTGCGCCGGTATGCTGCTGCGTATTTTTTGGCTGACCGGGCTCGTTTGGCGGGGGTGGTGTTCTCGGGGATGTTCATGGCAGTGGGAGGTTCCTGAGGGTTTGTTCGGCGTCAGCTTCTGTGGTGGTGTGGTTGAACGAGGGGGCTTGAGGTGTTGGGCGGTTCGAGGAGGCGACCACGATGTGGAGTTCATCGTTGATGACTGCGACTCCGCGCCTCGGGGTAATCACTACCCATCGGATGGTGTCTCCGAATGGGGAGCGGATGGTTGCTGCTTTGGCTTCGGCGGGCCAGCCGCGTCGGCCGATGTCGCGGGCGATGTCGTTGGCGAGTTCCTGCGCGGTGGGCGGCTTCTTTCGGCGGAACATGTCAGCCGCGCTCCACGGAGAGGAACGAGCAGATGATGCGTCCGGCGTCCTCCGGGCGGGTCGGGTGTGAGATGTGCGTGCCGGTAGCTGACACGTAGACGAGCCTGTTGCGGTAGACGGCGACCTTGGCTGTGCAGTCTGTCTTCCCGGTTTCAGTGATGGCTACGACTGCGGCCTCCGGGTAGCCGGCTTGGCCGACGCGCGTGGCGACCGCCCCGTAGCCGATGGTGTTCAGGCGGATGGAGTTGGCGATCTGGGTGGCGACTTGGTTCTGGGTGGAGGGCGCCAGGCGCATGTGGGTGGTCCTTTCTGTGGGGGCTTCTGAGGGGCTGTCAGGCGCTGGCCTGGCCCTGATACTGGGGGCGGGCTGCGAGGGCGTCTGCGTGGCGGAGGATGGCCTTCCTGCGGTTGCTGGACCGGGTTGCCTTGATGGCGACGGGCAGGCCGATGACCAGGGCCGGAATGGTGGCCGGGCCGACCCCGCCGGCGAGGAGGCCGGCGACCGCGCCGAGGACGGCAACGATTGAGAGGGTCGCGATCCAGGCGATCAGGGCGGTGGCTGCGCGGCTGGGGAGCTGGGCGGTGGTGTTCATTTGGGTTCTCCTTGGTGGGGCTGGTTCCTATCGTGTTGTCGGTCTTAGTCTCCCGTGTTTCGGGCGGCCAGTCAAGGCGCAACTGGGTGACGTTCGACACGGATATTGGTGTGGATGCTGCCGCCCCTTGTTCTCCTTGCCCTCCCCCTGTGCCACGAGGCGAGAGGGACCGTGGTCCTAGGTCGCCTCGCGCCTGCGCGCGCGCCCGCGCGTCCCGTACGGGACTATGACACCAAGGGGGAGATATCTAGGTAGTAGATAGTAGGTACCTGTGGATATGTGGATATCCCTATCTTTCGTTGATACGGTGCGGTAAGCCCGCCCACAGGGGGGTGTGGATAAAGTTGTATGCACATGTGAATCACTTGTAGGTACAAGTACTTTTCCACAGGTTATCCACAGTCGATCCACATGGTTTCCCACAGGGTTGTCCACAGGGGTGGTGAGGGTGGACCGGGACCGAAGGCCCAACGTCGGGAGGACTTATCCACAGGGTGCGGTCTAACCTGTGGACACCAAGCACCACCATCGTTGGAGGACTACATGACTCGCACCCTCTCGTTCCTCGTTGGCGTCTCCGCCGCCCTTGCGACCCTCTGGACTCTGGCTCAGCTGGGGATCGCTCTCGCCGTCGGGGAGGTGAACGTGATCTCCCTGGCGGGATGGGGCCTAGCCTCGGCGATCCTGTGGGCTCTTCTGCGGCCTATCAGGTGGGCCAGGGCCCATGGCCTGCACCCCGGATTCCATCGCCGCTGAGGCGCCCTGAGTGCCCCTCGGTCGGGGGTCTCGACACGCCGGTGTCGGGACCCCCTTTCTTCGTGCCCCCCTAACCGGAACGCTGCCGTCCTGTTCTGTTCCTCTTCGCTCGGGAGAGTGCCCCCC